GACGGAACGATGCTCGCTACGTTGTTGAATACTAGTTTGTAATCCAGTAAGTTTGTGCTACCCACTGGCACTGCATCAGGTGATCTTGTTGCCATGTTCTTCTTGTTTAGGTTTGCACCATAAGCTATGTATATTGCCATTTGTATCTCCTTTGGCTGATTAATAACCTTAATATATAGTAATGATTACTACCTGTCAACAACTAAATAAACTTTTTTTTATCACAGCAGATTCCAGCCACAGCAGGAAGGATCGAACAATTGTTCGTTTACAGGTTTGACAGCAGGATATTGACAGCAGGGGGGAGGGGAGGACAATTGTTCGAGCAGGACGCAAAAAAAACGGAAGCCGAAGCTCCCGTTTCCCGATCCGATCCCGAACAATTTAATCTAGTTCTTCTGCTTTCCACCAAGCACGCTGGAATTTCTTCAGCCAGTTTAGCTCATAAAGAATCTTTTCGCTGGGGTTTTCAAGACCTGTTCTTACAAATATTTCTTCATCAGCAGAGCCAAGGGCTAAGTTGTTCTTAGCTCCCCAGTTAAAATATACTTCTACCAGTTTATCTATCTTGTTCATCTTATACCTCCCCGAAGCTAACAGCTTCTCTTTTTAATGTGTTCGGAATCTTAACAAATTTTACTGGAACGAATGGATATTCTTTTGTTTCTTCCAGTAATCCTTCTTTGACCAGTTCTCTAACTGCTTCGTATTTGTACTGGTCGCCATACCCATACTGGAAAGGTAACTTTGTTTTGCTACCATCTTCTGTGCTTTCGATCTGTGCAGAGAAGTAACTGTTTCCGTTAACTTTGTCTCTCCACTCTTTGGCTACTACTATATACTTATACATTTTATTTGCTCCATAAATAAGGTTTTAATTGCTCTCTTACTTCGTAAGGTAGACTTTCATAATTCTTTATAAGAATTTGCTCTAATTCAGCTATATGATTATTCATATCGTCTAAAACTTTTTGTTTTACAAGAAATTGTTGCATTTGTTTCTCCTTTGGTTTTGTTTAATTAATATTAATATAGTGTAATGATTGCAACATGTCAACCCTTTTATAAAAAATTATTCAGATCCTATTAATCTTACTTCTCCTGACATTTCATAACCTGATTGACCCGTATTATTAAGTTCAATATCAGTTTCAGAGTATAGCCAAAAATTTGGCTTTGCATCTCCACTTTCGTAATAATCTTTTTCTTCTATTACTCTTATAGGTAAAGTTTTATCTTCTATGCTTTCTAGTATTTCTATTAATTGTTGTACGTTCATTTTGACCTCCTGCTGTTAACCCCGAACAATTGTGCGCCTGGCTGTACCTGCTGGGGAGTTCTACAGGTCGAACAATTGTTCACCCTGCTGGGAAAAAAATCGGGGAAGCAAATCCCCGATCTCTCCGAACAATTAGGCTTCTACTAAATTATTTGTTGATTCGCCTGTATCGTGCAATCTGTGTTGCCAATCAATAACTTCATCATTAACTAGCGTCACGGCTCTTTCATTATGTCCACCGACATTCCACATACTTATTTCGCTAGTTCTTTTGCCTTCTGCTCCTAAGTAATTAAGTCCGTTCTTATAATTGTATATTGTTGCTATTGTGCCATCTTCAAACTTTATAGCCCACTGAGCATCTACTTTGTTATCAGACTCGCTAGACCACTCAAACCTTGTTGGCTCTCCGAAAACTTCTACAAGCTCCTGATAAGTTGCTCCAACATTACCCTGAAGATGTGTTCCATAAGTTGTATTTGTTTTATTAAATTTCATTGGCTTAGTTCCTTGTGTTTGTTTAAGTTAATATTGTTGTAGCAATCATTACAACATCTGTCAAACAAATTATATAAAAAAAAGCAAATTAATTTAATTAAATTGCTAAGTCATTGATTTTATTCGATAATTAAATTAATTTTTTTATTCTCTTGTAATAGTTAGTAACAGTTGCTATATAATATAGTATCAAGCATTTAAATAATCCTTTGTTTAATGTTAAAAGTAAAAAGAGCAGGTCTTGGTTTTCCTGCTCTTTTTTTTTGTGCTGTCGTCTGGCTGGTGACTCCGAACAATTGTTCATTCCAGCAGGTCACGGCGCTGTCGCCAGCTCACCTGTCCAGCGTGGAACAATTGTTCACGCAGGAGGCTGGACAGCAGGTAGCTGGATCTCCCGATCCTGAAGCTCCCCGAACAATTGTACGGTATCCCGATCCTGATCCGATTCACAGGAGATTTACCTGCCTGAAACCGAACAATTCCCCGATTACGCCCCGATCCAGCCCGATAAGCTCCCGATCCGAACAACTCTTCGGTCTCCGTTCACACACCCTGTCTAAGTAAATATGCTAGTTTATGGGTTTCACGCTACTTTGCTCTATCAAGTCTGGGTCTTTATGGGTGGTTGTGGCTACTTTCATGCGTTTCTGTGCTATGTCTTGAAATTCCTGTAGTTTTGCCAGTATTTCTTCTCTTGTCATACTGTCAGTTCTCTCATGTAGCACATGAGCCTTATTTACAAGCAGTCCAGTAGCCTTTAATCGCAGTTCTTCAGCCCGAATAGCCTCACCAAACTTCCCCGATTCCCACGCTTCGTTACGCATCTTCAGTAAATCCCGAACAGATTTATCAATTGTGACCCCAAAGCGACTACGGGCTTCTTCACGCATTTCCTGATAGCGTTCCTGAACAACTGGATTACGCAACAACCTTACGGCATCAACGCCAGGATTTGCATATCCCGCTGATCGTGCCGATTGCGTCTGCGTCATATCCTTGTGCATAAAGTTATTCAGAAAGTCTTGCTGTTTATCAGTGAGTCGTTTCCACCCAGCGAGTCGTTGTTCCTTCGTTAAGTTCTCAGCTACTTTTGGCATCTTGTTTTGTCTCCATTCTACGTTAGTTTAATAGGGTAAGAGGGGCGGTTTACTTACCGCCCTCTTATACCCCCTTTAGGGGGTAAGTTCGGTAAGTAAAAAAGTAGGAGTAAAATCAATGACTTACGACCTAAAATTAACTTACCGTAGTAAGAAGTAACCTCCGTAAGTTACTTCAAAAAACCGAACAATTTCAATGACTTACAACTTACCGAACAAATCTACTTCCCGTGTATGTTGGTAAGCGGTAAGTAAATCACTCATAAAGCACCACAATTTTGGGATCATCAGTAGGCTTATAGAACGTACCATTTAGGGTACAAACATATCCCAGATGTTCCATCATTTCGGTGTAATCCCTGTAACATTCTGGACAGGAATAAACATCATATTCACAGTTCAATACATGACTTATGGGAGCTTGCCATTGTTGAGCTATTCCCTTCTCAACGGCACACCCGAGGCAAATTGTTCGGTTATTCATCACCAGTTCCATACCAGCGACAATTTTTTCTTTGCATTGCGAACAATTCTTCTGTTTTTTCTTAGCCATTAGCTCACCTCCACATTTGCGAAAAGCGGTGAATCGCCTTCCAGTCTATTTTTAGCTATTTCAATATACGACTCGTTTAGCTCAATAACAGTTGCATCCCGATTATGTCTGTCAGCAACCAGTGCGGTTGTTCCCGATCCACCAAAAGGGTCTAAGACCCGATCTTGTTCGGTTTTACTGGTATCGCAGTCACATTGCTTAACAAATCCTTTGTCTTCCTTTGTAAGCGACAACATATTCTTGCTATTCATACGAGTAGGCTTATCCCGTTTAGGTATAACGCCAACCATATGATCCCGAACAGTTCTATCTGGAACGTCAGTTGTGATCATTTCACGCCTGTACGCCTTCCCGCAACCCGAACAAATCTTCTCGCTAGATCCAGCCAGTATCGCTGGTTCGATCAAATCAGTAGGAAACACGGCAAAGTGAGCGTCTTTGTAGGGCTTTGTGTTAACAGTCCAGACACTACGCTTGTTCTTTGTCTCGTATGATTTTTCCAGACCAGTATGCGGATTTAATCCAGTACCTTCATTGTGATACTTACCATTTGTTCGGTCTCGAGTTCCCCAGTCCTGTGCTTCTTCTTTGATAGCCACATTATCGTAGTAATAATAAGGGCTTTTACTCAGAAGAAATATGTATTCATGGGCTTTTGTGCATCTATCCTGCACGCTTTCGGGCATCGGGTTGGGCTTGTGCCAGATTATATCCTGCCTCAAATACCAACCATCAGCTTGCAAGGCAAACGCCACACGCCAAGGTATTCCGATCAAATCCTTGGGCTTTATACCGACAATCGGTGGTGGTCTTGTAACCCCGTAGTCAGTATTACCCCGAACAGTTTGGTTCGTTGTGCTAGTTCTACTGCCACTAGAGTAACTATCGCCTAGATTCAACCACAAAGTTCCATCATCTTTAAGCACACGCTTAACTTCACGGAACACATTTACCAGCGACTCGATAAATTGTTCGGGTGTTTCCTCCAGTCCGATTTGCGCATCAGTTCCGTAATCACGCAAACCGTAATATGGTGGACTTGTCACACATGTTTGGAAATGTTTATCGGGTAAGGTTTTCAACACTTCCCGACAATCGCCTATCTTTATATCAATCATACTTCTTGACTCACGCTTTGAGTTTCCATGTTGCTATTAAGTGTAGTGTAATCACGCCTTTTAGCTATGGTTTCCCATTGTTTCACGGCTTGATCGTAGTTATCAGCTTCGATCTTAACCATATACCACTTTGTTTCCTTACAATGGATAACAAACTTTTCTTTTGGTAGTTTTCTAATCATCACGCTCCTCCAAAGCATCCAGCCATAATTTTATGGCTTATAGGCTCTTCGCCAAAGTTATCATATATAGCACCTTCTATTAATTGTTCGCTTTTAGGTATATCGCTACGACATTGATCCAACGTCATATACTTCACTTGGCTTTCATGCATCATGCATTTTTGTTCGCCACCATCGTAGCGACTACCTTCGACCCAAACGACACATATTAGTACAAACATTTTAACCATTGCCACCTCCCTTTTTATAGGTATATCGAGTGCCATTGCTAGAAGACCCTCGCTTGTACTTGTAGTAATTACTACCCCTAGATGCCATACTAGCCACTTCAGACACACCAAAATGTACTTCAATTGGCTTTCTTATATATCGCTCTGCATCATTATTGTTTTCTTTTATGGCTCTTGGATCATCCTCGAACCACATTTCTTCATCAGTATTTTTCATTTTTTTCCTCTTTCAATAACCGAACAATTCTTCGCTTTTCGTGCTGGCGCTCTTTGACCTTCGCAGATTTTTTAAGAGATTTTTCCCAACCACGACTTGTGCTATGAATTTTTGCCCGTTTTACCATTCTTTTATTTTGTCCAGCAACCGAACAATTTTATCCATAAAGCCACTCCTATATGGAGTAGCCCTTTGGATATGAAGTTTAATTAGTTTAGGATTACGCAACGTCTTGCTCCTCATCTCTGTGGCAAGGATTCCATCTTTGTTGGATTGCCTCGATTTCAGTTTGCTCAACACCATATGACCGTAATGCTTTAGCCATGACTCTATCTGCCGTATCTGTCCACACAATCGCAGATAACATTGCCCAAATCCATGCACCAATTTCTTTCTCCTTTGTTGTGTTATTACGAGATTGATTGTCTC